AGTTTTTTCTTGTTTGCTTTCCAGTAATCGTAACCTTGCGAGCATAATTTGCCCATTTCGAGTTGAGTATAAAGGCTTTCTATTGTGCCCTTGTTAGCCTTCGCGCTGAGTACTTTTACGCTCTCTACATTTTTGTTTAAAATTGAATCCATAATTTAACTATTTATTTATTTATATATACACCCTAACTTTTAGGGCATGGTTTTAATTGGTTGCCATTTTGGAATTAATCCCGCGCAGGTTCACGCATCCGTCCTATGTTTTGTCCGCTTGGGCGGACGTTTTTATCTCGTCAATTCGCGCTGCTTTGCTTTGCGCTTATGTTCACGTTCACGCGCTCGGTCAATTTTGTAGCCGTAGCCAAATTCGATGTTGTCCGCTTTGCGCTTACTGTCCGATGCCCTGCGTTTAGAGTTTCGCTTAACAGCCATGGGAGGGTGATTTCGCAGCGTGTCCGTGGGTCGCTTGCGGTTTCTGTGCTCGCTATCGCCCTTTATATATTTTATCGTTTCATTAATCATATTGCAAATATTCATTCATTGTTTCTAAGCATCCAAACATTTAACAAAATTTGGGAGCATCCCATTTATCGGTGTATTTATTAACTGTGTGTGCTATCTCGTTATTCATACCACAAAGATGGGGTGATGACTTTCGCCCATCCTAATAAATACTGTTAACGAATGTTAAAACTGTAATTAACTGATTATCAAGTAGTTATAAGTGTTATTTGGTTAACTCCCTCATAATCAACGAGTTACACGAATTAGAGCTGAGCTTTGCCATTTTATACATAGAACCCCGCACATGTACGCGCGCACGTGAAACAAAAACTTTTATTCTAACCATTGATAATCAAGCAGTTACGAAATTAACTTTATTTAACATACTCTAACTAACTGAGTATCAGTCAATTATGCGAGGTTTAACGATCTCAACCATAGCTGTATACTAGTATCACTACATCAAAATAAACGGCTTAAAACGGCTTAAAATCGCCTTAACATTAATTAACAAATAAAAGGTTTTGTAAGTAGTTGGTTTTGAATGGTTTAAAAACAATTAACATAGCGGTGTTAGTAAGTATTAACAATGAATGTCGAAGTTGAGCAAATATGTTGTAGGTACTCATAAATGAGTTATAATAATTATTATGTAAACCAAGAGGGGTATTGTACTAGTTCTTTAAGTCCCTATATACTAACGACATACAACACAACACTTAAATAATTACTACGTTTAAAGCCTGTTAACTTACTGATTGACAACGAGATACATGTAGTGTATACATACAATCAAAACTAAATACTAGCAGTAGATACCTAACTCACTGGTAATCAATGACATACCATCAACTAGTTAATGTAGTCCTTCAATAGTATGGGGTTAACTGATTGCAAATCAATAAGATACCAGTAAAAGCTGAATATGTACGGCAAAAAAGATGAATATACAAGGGTACGGGGTTAAAAAATGTTAATTCCGATTAGCAAATCTATCGCCCTAGGTTATATATAATCCCCATTCTAAACATTTCTACAATTTTTTTACGATTGCGGTCCTCGAACCATGTTTTTTTGTCCTTTGCGATCTCTATTTACTTAAAGCTTTACTTTAACTAACCCTTCTAAACGCTTGACTACGTTATACTTAACCCTTATTATTTAAATCTTCTCTAAGGACTTGACTTTTCAAAAAAAAAGTGGTAACTTAGCAGCGTATTTAGCGGGTACCGTGTACAACTACCGAAATATTTTGTTTTGTATACGAGAGCTAGTCTTACCGACACTGATCTAATATGTACAGTGGTATACGCCCTCACTATATCCTGTTGTTAAAAGGCCTTCCTTTAGCAATACACGTAGAGTTCTTTTAGTTATCTTTGCTTTATGCCTAGAGTACGTAAATATCATAATGGGGGGAAAGGACCTGGACACCCACATTCTAAAGCTCAAACACCATCAGATTCGAAGGAGTTTATAGAAGAGTACTTTAAATCTTTAAAGATAGATCAAAACAGCGATTATCCAGGATCATATTCCGATACACAACGAGAATATCTCACAGGGTATAAGGGTTCTGACTGGAGTACTATGTATGGGGAAAAAAACCTTTCTGCTCAAGAGTCTAGGGAAATGATAGAGTCTTTGGTGGACTATATAAAAAATAGATCGGTAAGTCGTAATGTAAAATCTAGAAAAGTTGCGCTAGACCACTATAATTACTTATTGAGTTTAAGTGATGAGGACCTACCTAAGAGTTACCGAAGTGGCGCTGAACTAGCACCAGCTTTTTTTGATACATCAATGATGGATAAAGTGCCTTTATTGGGGCCTCCTAAAAACAATCAACCTTTAAAGCAGTTGATGAAGAGTAATGCATCTGTACCTACGTCTAAACGCAATACAGAGCTTATGTACAAGCTTAACGCTAATATGCGTACTGGGCAAGAACCTGACAAGTATAAAGTTTGGGATGAGAAAGGTAAGAAGTGGAGTATGAGGGATGTGGAGCCTGAGGAGTTAGAGTACTATAGAAATAAAAATAAGATTCAAGAGAGGCAAAACATAAAGGCTTCTTTTAACCATGGGGGTAGAGTAAGAAAATATCAAGACGGTGGTGATGTAAATGACTTGCTTAAGATGCTAAATGCATTTGGAAGTGCAGATCCTAAGGATAAAGAGGTGTTATCTAGCTTAGTATCTGAGAGTACTCAACCATCAGGATACACTGCACCAGTCCTACCTGAAGAGAAGAAAATAGACTTAATACCTAAGCCTAATTACGGGTTTGACAGAGAATTAAGTGGATCAGAAAGGGCTTCTATGGAGATGTATGGCTTTCCAGGCGGCGGATCTAATGTTACAAGTGATTGGAGAACAACTCTAGCCTCTCTTGTACCTGCCGTTGCAGCTGCACCTGGTGGATTAGGGTTAATAGGGAGCGGATTTAATACTTTATATACCCCTATGACTTGGGCTATACCAGGTTTAAAAGGCTTAACGGGGCATCATGTCTTGAGTGCTATGGGGCTTAATCATATGATTACAGAGACGCCAGAAGCTATAGGGGAGTTTATAGAGAACCCTTCTCCTGGTCAAGCCCTTCATGTAACATGGGATGCATTAATGGGTGTTCCAGCTATAAGTATGCTTAGAAAAGGTATCCCAGCTTCAATAAAAGCCTTTCAAGAAGCTAAAACATTAGCTAGATTTAAAAGAGGGGCGGCTGGAGAGGGTACTTTCCTATGGGATGATACGGCAAAGGACTGGAGAAAGATGACTCAGGCAGAACAAGAGTGGTTTAATCTTGCTGAAGAGGCAAACCCTAAGCTTATATCGTCTATTACTGAACCAGCAGCTTCTCAGGACCCTTTACAACAACTAGCTGGCAAAAAACCTAAAGTAAAAAATAAGAAATACGAACCTGTGAATGCGTACGAGGAGAGTAATGTGGCTCAAACCACATCTACTTCATCAATCCCTTTTAGTAAAGAAGTATCTCAACTCTATGGTGGTTCTGATAAAACGGGCATGAAGACGCTAAATAAACAGATTGATTTTATTAAAAACAACATTGTAAGTTTAGAGAAAGGAATAAGCGAAGCTCATTATGACACCTGGGGTGATCGAGCAGCAGATATTAATAACTATACCTCCCAATTAAACAATTTTAAAAATGCTCTAAAAAGAGCTAAAGATATACAAAGCGAACTCGGTTTTGGTGTCGATAATACTGGTGTATACCAATACCCATCGTTTATGACGGGTAGTAAGATAGAGAAGCAGGTTTCACCTAAAGACGGGACTATAGCTAGATCTGCATTAGAACAGTTAGTAAAGAATAAAAACACTAGAACTAGTGAAGCTACAGCTGTTAAAGATGTTTTAGGTGAATTTGAAGGCAAGAGGATCCCGTATGAAAATTTTAAACAGTCTTTAGCTTTAGATATACGTTCTGCTGATATTATACCTACAAATGTATATTCTAATGTAGGGATCCCAGAGTTGTCAGAGTATAGAAAGTGGAAGTATAATATAACCACAAAAACTAATCTTTATAAAGATGCTTCTTTAGGGTTAACAAAAGAAGGGGAGAGTCACTTCCCAGATACTCCTCATAGCTTCTGGATAAGAAGTTTCCCTTATGAAAACTCATTAAGAATCCTAGAGTGGCAAACGGATGTAGGGAAGTTAAAAATTCCTTCAAATGTCCTTCCAGGATCTAAAGAGGCTGCAGATTATTATCCTGAGCAAATAAGTGGGAGTGTCTTTGATGGGGATCCAGATGTAATGCTTAGTGTAGATAAGCAGATTAAAATATTTAAACATCAAATAAAAAACCTAAAGAGAGATTATAAAGGAAACGAATTAGGTTATGAAGATACTTTAGCAAAAATGGAGAAAGGTTTAAAAATAGCATTAGACCATCGAAAGCAAGCTATGAAAACACCTAGTTTTAAGGAGGTAGAAGCCGCTGCAGAAGGCCTCTCACTTAAGTTTTTAAACGAGTCTCTTTTAGATGCTGCGAGACAAGGTAAGAAGTATTTAGACGTACCTACAGCGGAAACGGTATTTACTATTGAGGGGTGGACAAAACCTAATGATGTTAAGTTAGATCCTTTATATGAGGAACAATCTGACATAGTTAAGCTTTATGATACTAATTTCCCACGTATAAGTTCATATTCGCTTGATGGGACAAACGAAAGAATTCAAGCTATTAATAACGTCGAGTCCAGAGTTGGTGTAGAGGCGTTAATAAAAAATACAATTAAAGAAAAAGAGGTAATTTACGATCTATTAATTAATAGTATTGAAAAGAACAACCCCGTTGCTATAGGTGTGTTTTATAAATTAAATAAAGGTGCGGATTTTGAGGATATGTACTTAGACCTTAAACAGGCAATGGCAGTAGAATACGATAGTGGTATAAAACCGTTGACTTTTTCAAAAAAAGTAAATGATCTAAAAAAGAACTACTTAATTGAGATTAAAAAGATTAAATCTTTAGATGCTAAAAAAGCACAAGAGAATATAATAAAGTATAAAGCAAGTCAAAAGAAAATAGATAATATAAAATCTCGCCCTTTTGATATTAAAGATATAGGTGGGGAGAACCCTACAGACGAACAGAAAAAGAAGATGGCAGAGTTCTATTCTTTAACCGAAGACTACAGAAATACCCCTAAATTATTTAAAAGCACATTTGGTACAGATGCTATTCCCTTTACGGATGAGTTTGGTAATACATACAACCGTGTCGTAGTCCCAGAAAAGTTCTTCCAAACAGACCCATCTAAACCTTTAGAGATTAAGACATATAAAAAAGGGGGGTTATTAAATAAGCTTGTAAAAAAATATCAAGACGGTGGGGGTATTTTTAAAAAACTAAGACAAAGAAGGGCTGATCGTAGAATAGAGAAAACACCTGTTAGAGATGCTAGTAGCCAGGAGGTATTAGAAATGCTTGCTAGTTACGGGGCTGACAGCCCTATGATGCAAGGGGAGTACGATCCTAGAGAGAAAGAGATCGTTATGTATAAGGATGATCCAGATACACTTAAGCACGAACAGGTACATGCAACACAATATGGTCCTTTACAACGCTTAGCTAAAAGAATGAATGATGAAAGGAGCGCTAGGATACAAGACCCATCAAAGAGAAAAGCATATAGAGAGCTTACTAGCGGGAGAAATATGGTTGACGATAGATCGTTCAATCCTGCTGGTCAGTATGTTTTAGGTAAAGGGGAAGAGTTTGAGGCGGTATTAGACACAGGTGTAAATGCAGCAAAAGAAAAAGGAGTTAACTTTAACGCTTCGTTTGAGGAAATACTTTCTCAATTGAAAAATATACCTTCCCCTACTAATAATATGAGAGGTTTAATGAAGTTTATGAGTAATAAGTTTACTAAAGAACAAAGGGATTTAATCCTTAAGTCTATAAGATGAATATAAATAGAAGAACTATTCCAGGTATGAGGGTGAGGAAGTTCCATAACGGAGGGAAAGGTCCTGGACATCCTCATGGAGATCTTAACACAGCTAAATTAGACAGCATATTATCCTCTAGTGTAGATTCTCCTATTTTTGAATTCTCTGAATTTAGGGATTTAGTAGGTACTCATGAAGGTGGTATTGGGGCTTATTCCGCTAGTCAAATAGGAGGAGGTCCAGGAAAAGGGAGATATCAATTTGACGAAGAATCAGCTAAAACAGCTTATAATAGATTAAAAACTATAGCTACCGATAGAGGCTACAGTATTCCTGAACTAACTAACGAGGATTTTAAGAACATGGATAAGGTTTCCCCAGAGATACAAGATCTTCTGTTTACGGCTAATATTGCAAAATCTCCAAGTACTTCCATAGCTACTATATTGACTGATAAGTCTCAGTGGGATAATCAATGGCTTGACGGTCATTGGAGGGGGAAGGATGAGGATAAAGAGACGAGACGAGCGTCCTTTAAGCACACTCAAGAAAATATGCCAGACCCTGAACCTAAAGATAAACCTTCGAATTCGTTTTTCCTACCTATGTTTCCAGATGAAAACACCATGCAATTTATCCATAAAGACTTTTAACTAAATGAATAACAAAACTAACAACCCTAACGAAGAGTTCGATCAACCTTCTTTCCTTAACCCAGAAAAGTTAAAAAAACAAGAGGATAAAATAAAGTCTGGAGAGACAACTTGCAATATAGAGTCTCCGCATGAGTGCGAAGGGTGTGGTTCATAATACCTTATATTTGTAAAAAATAAAAAGTTATGCAGATTAAAAAATACAACATGGGTGGTCAATCACCAAAATATTTAGTTGGAGGCCAAGTGCCACAATACAACATGGGTGGTCAAATGCAAGGTCAAATGCAAAGAGAATCTCAAGGAGGATCATCACCAGAAGTGAGTATGTTGTTGGAGATGTTAGATTCGTTTGGTATTCCAGATGAAGTAACTGTTGGGGAGATTAAAGAGAAAATGCTAAACAATAGCGGGGAAAGTGTTGGTATGAATATACCTCCTTCTCCTATGCAGATGCAATAATACATGGCTACTTTAAACGTCACTATAACTGAAGAGTTAACACTCAATGGTGCTGACAGGGGTTCTACAAACACTCTTGCTGTATCTTCTGTTACTCAAGTTTATCATAGGATAGTTACTTGTCCAGCGTCCTCAGATACTACTATAGCTACATTCCAGACTTTAACAAGCACTACCGATAACGCTTTAGATTTAGAAGATGCAAAGTATTTAAGAGTAACAAATCTTGGTGCCCAACCAGTAAACCTTTCCTTACAAGTTTCAGGGGGTGAAAATGGAACGGAAAATATGTCTGCTACTATATTGTTAGCTGCGGGAACATCTTACATCATGGGCGCTGTTCATGACGGTATATCTGTATCTGATGCAAACGCTGATATTGTTACAGCTTTAACTGATTTAGAAAGTATACTTGTAGACCCAGGAACTAATGCCGTTACAATGGAGATTTTTATAGCTTCATAATGAAACCTATAAAAAGATATGAGCATGGTGGTATGCACTGGGATATTCCAGAAGAGCAAACTAGAAGGGAAAAAAGAAAACAAGAAAAAGAAGATGAAGAAGGTATGATCCCTGCTAGGTTCAGGAATCGCGGACAAGCTGGATTAGACGCATATATACTTATGATGAGGAGTAAAAAACAAAAAGGCAAAAGAAATAAAGTAAAAATAAAAAAAGGTTTTCAGCAGAAACAAGAAGGACATTGTGAAGGCGGGAGCTGTGGACAATTTGGTTGATTGAAAAAGTTCTATTTCAACCCTGTACGTAAAAGAAGAGACGCTGCAAAAGAAGCCGAGAAAACTAGACTAAATAAAATTAAAAATGAGACTAGAAGTAATAAGGTTCAACAAAGGAAAGGACTCGACTAACGGAATACTATTTGACGTAACAAATGAAAGAAAATTTTTATGTTATACTCTCGAAGATGAGAGCCGCACCAAAAAGGTTTATAAAGAAACTTGTATACCTGAAGGAGAGTATTGTCTCGGTTTTCGAACTGTGGGTGGTTTTGACGCCAAATACGCTCACAGGTTTGCTGACATACATGTTGGAATGCTTGAAATCCTTAACGTCCCTAATTTTACTCATATTCTTATTCATTGCGGTAATACTGATGAGGACACTGCAGGTTGTTTACTACTGGGTGATTCGCAAGAAAACAACAACGTAAAAAAAGACGGTTTTATTGGAAGTTCGACACGCGCATATTATAGAGTGTACCAAGAAATAGCAGAAGCCCTTTCAGAAGGAGATGTAATTATAACATACAGAGACTTTTCCAAAGCTCTAGTCTTAGACCCTTTATCTATTTAATCTTCAAGATCCCTATAAACTCTTTGAACAAGTAGCCTAGCTTTCTGAGTTAAAGCATACCTTACTCGGTAATTAAACTTAGTCTCCTCTCTGAATAAGTGGTCTTCAAAACTCTGAGAAGGAGTTAGTTTATCAAAATGTTTATATAGATATCCTTTATTTACCAACGGATATATAAACCTGTTTTGAGTATTATTCTTGTTCATAAGAAGGCTTTTCGAAGCATATTTTATTGTAAAGAACTGAAGGTCATACCCCCACAGCAAAAACTCTACAGAAGCGAATTTTATGTCATATTCTTTATTAACAAAATGTTTTACAGTCTTTAGTTTCTTTAGATAATTTCTGCGAATATATTTCTTATCTTGCGGAGAGAACTCTCTAAACAGCCTTTTTTTAGGCACTTTACTTTTAGGCATTTAATCTATAGTATATTATGAAAGATATAGCTTTTTTATTAGAGATACAAAAATTAGCCATAGAAATGGATAAAGTTGTAGACAAGTACAATATGAGAGATAGATTTATGTCTATATTGGTTTCAGGCTTTATGGAGGAGGATGAATACGGGGATTTAAAAATGAATGCTATATACAGTTATCATTTAGATAGTTTTTTTGAGTTGACCGAAATGTTAGACTTTGTAAGTACTACATTTGTAGAAGAATTAGAAGACAAAGAAGATCAAGAAGATCAAGAAGATAATTTTGAAGGGTTTGAAGAAGATTTAGATAATTTTTTAGACGACTTAGGAATAGAAACTGAATAAAATGGAAGGAATTATTAGAAAAATTGTAATAGGTAAAGACCCTAAAGACGGTATGGCTTATTATATTGGAATGAGAGCTGGTGCGGGTAAGGTTAGCACTATAGTTCAAGATGAAAGATACTTAGCTAAATACAGCAAAAATAGATATCTTGTATACATGAAAGACGAAGAAGGCCTTCAGACCTTATGGAAAGCTATAGACGGAATGCCGTGTATGTTAGAGTTTGACTGTAACTTTTAACACATGAAAACCTTTAATTTATTTGTTGTTAAGCTAGAGGATAGGCTTAAAGACACTATAACTTCTGATACAGGATTTGAGTTATATATAGACGCTAGGTTCGACGACTTTAAAAACAGGACAACAGAAGGCCCAGTAGTTTGTGTACCTTTTAAATACGAAACAGGTGTAGAAATAGGAGATACATTATACTTTCATCATCTAGTAGTTCTTGGTGGAGATAACAACGGTCAGATATTCACAGAAGAGGACAACACGTATATAGTAAACTATGACCCAGTTCACGCAATTAGCAATCAAGCTATAGCATACAAGAGCAAAAAAGACGGAAAGATACGTTGTCTTACGGGGTGGTGTTTACTGAAATCAGTTGAGCAAGAGGAGCTGACTCTTCAATCGGATATTATAGAAATAGTAGACCTGCAAGAAAAACTACCTACAAAAGCAGAGGTCGTATACACATGTTCAGAAGCTGACGAGATGGGTGTTCTCCCAGGAGATATTGTAGGGTTTAAGCAAAACAGAGATTATCGTATAACTATAGACGGAACGGAATATTACCGAACCCGCGCAGAAGATTTAATGTATGTCGAAATATAAATTCACAACAGTCAGTGCTTCTAAAAGGCTTATGAAGAGCATGGAGACAGCTATAGATAATATGATCGAAGAGATTAAAAAACCTGTAGATCCTGAAATCAACGGTAGTGCTCGTAAAGCAGAGCTTCAGTCTATAAAACAAACTGCTACAGACTGCAAAGAGCTTATTGTTGAAAGACAAAGGTTAGCTCAAATGGTTAAAGACCTTGAAGTAAGCGGAGACATAAAAGACATAAAGGACTATTCAGGTGGGTTTGCTGAAAGATTCTCGAAATAATGGCTTATACAAACAAAGAAGATCAAGCGGCAGCTTCTAAACGTCACTACGAAGAAAATAAAGAAAAGATAAAATCTAGGACCTTAAAAAGAAATAGAAGTCAAAATTATAAAAACAGGGGGTATGTCTCTTTTATAAAAGAACTTTACGGATGTATAGATTGCGGAGAAGATAACCCCGTGGTATTAGATTTTGATCACGTAAGAGGAGAAAAGAAGAACAACATCTCAGACATGGTTAATCAATCATATTGTTTTGAAACTATACAAAAAGAAATTGATAAATGCGAAGTAAGGTGTTCCAATTGTCACAGAAAAGTAACTCATGAGAGGCGAGAAAATATTCGTAACTTGCAATAGTTATGAAAGCTATAAAAAGAGATTATAAAAAAGAGTACGCTAAATACGGGTCTAAGCTTAAAGCTAAGAAATATCGTGCGAATTTAAATCAGATTAATAGAAAAAAAGGGACCTACGGAAACGGAGACGGATTAGACGAGGCTCATTTTGATAAAGGGGGCAAGACTAGACCTCAAGCTCAATCTATAAACAGAGCTAACAATAGACCTAAAAAAAAGAATAGCGTATAAGCTATTAAATTAAATTTATATATAATGAAATATTTACTTATCTTCATGGCGGCTATATTATTAGCGTCATGTTCTGTGCAAAATAAACATAGACGATCTCAAGCACGTAAGTACAACCAATGTTGGTGTATAGATCCGTGGGGAGGTGCAGGGGAGTGGTGTTGTGATGGCCCAGCTCCAAAATACATGTCTCCGTATAAACATAGTAAAGGTTACGTTAAAGCAAAATTTTAATAAAATGGCAGATTACAAATGTGAATGCAACGAAAACGTTGTAAGCAAATCAGGCGTTACAATAAGATACGTTGAGGGCAAGGGAGCTATAAACGATATCGAATGTGAAAAATGTGGAGAGTATCTAGAGCTGGCAAACCCTAAGTCAGGTGCACCTAGCTTTAGATCTAATAGATTTGGACAGACATTTTAATGAGTGTCTTATTAGACGTAAAGGAATATGAAGATCCAGCAATTAAAATTTGCCCAAATAGTACGGAAGGTGAGATTGTCGAACTCAGTGGGCTACTCATTTGTCTTCCGAAAAGGCCGCCGAAGAAAGAAATTTTTGGATATAAAGACGCAAACTCTGTGCAAATGTGGAGAAGGATATCTATGCCGAAGGAACTGTCTCGTATTCGTTCTATGGATGAGTGGGAAGAAATGCCAAGAGAGTTCCGAGCGAGGTTTCGTCCATATATCGAGGAAGAATTTCGGCGTAGGCGTGAGGGTTTTTGGTTTTATAACAACGGTACACCTACATATATTACGGGGAGGCACTACATGATGCTTCAGTGGACCAAGCTAGATATTGGTTACCCTTATTTTTTAAACTTTCAAAAAGATATTTTTACACACTTAGCTGCTTGTGAAGTTGACCCTAGATGTATCGGTCAGCTATACACTAAGTGTCGTAGATCTGGTTATACCAATATGTGCTCTGCTGTCCTTGTAGACGAAGGAACGCAAGTAAAAGAAAAGCTTTTAGGTATACAGTCTAAAACTGGTAAAGACGCTCAAGAGAATATATTTATGAAAAAGGTGGTGTTTATGTTTAGAAACTATCCTTTTTTCTTTAAGCCCATACAGGACGGTACAACGAACCCACGTATGGAGCTAGCTTTTAGAGAGCCTTCAAAACGTATAACAAAAAAGAACAAAACCTCACATATAGGAGAGGCTCTTAATACAGTTATAAACTGGAAAAACACAACTAATAACGCATATGACGGTGAAAAACTTCACTTGTTATATCTAGATGAAGCAGGAAAATGGGAAAGACCTACAGACATAAGGGACGCTTGGAGGATTCAGAGGACGTGTTTGATCGTCGGAAGAAAAATCGTAGGGAAAGCAATGGTAGGAAGCACGGTAAACCCAATGAACAAAGGGGGAAGTCAGTACAAAGATCTATGGGAGGATTCAAATCCTTTGGAGAGGAACAAGAATGGCAGGACTAGAACGGGATTGTATAGACTTTTTATACCTGCTTACGAGTCTTTAGAAGGCTTCTTTGATAAATATGGTTGTCCAATTATTGAAGACCCGTCAGAAACCATAGAGGGAATAGACGATGAGTATATTTACACAGGTGCAAAAACTTTTCTAAAGAACGAAAGAGACTCATTGAAAAATGACGCTTCAGAGTTGAACGAGGTAGTAAGACAGTTTCCTTTTACGGAGGATGAAGCCTTTAGAGATAGTATAGATGGAAGTGTATTTAACATAGGTCAAATATATGAGCAAGTTGAACATAATGATGAGCTTTTTCCAAACCCTGTAGTTAAAGGTAACTTTACTTGGAAGGGAGGTTTAAAAGACACTGAGGTAGTGTTTAACCCAAACCCTCAGGGTAGGTTTAAAATTGCTTGGATGCCTCCTGTTGATTTTCGCAATCAGAAAAGAACAGAAAGAGGAAAACGTGTTCCACCACATCCAGACTTCGGTGTAGGTGGAGTAGACTCATATGACTTGGATGCTACGGTAGATGGCAGAGGATCTAAAGGCGCTTTACATCTATATAACAAATTCCATATAGAGAACCCTTCTAATATGTTTGTGTTAGAGTATGCTTCTAGGCCTCCTTTAGCAAAAATATTCTATGAAGATGTTTTAATGGCTGCGGTTTTTTATGGTTACCCTATCTTAATTGAGAACAATAAGTACGGTATCGCAAGGTACTTTGAGTCAAGGGGTTATGATGGATACCTAATGGATAGACCTAAACATTTACTTAGCGCAAGCGGTAGTAAGTCTAAAACAAAAGGCATTCCTTCAAACTCTCAAGATGTAATTCAGGCTCATGCTCATGCTATTGAAGCCTTTATACATGATCACGTAGGTATAAATAGAGAGACAGGAGAGGTTGGAAAAATGTATTTTAACAAAACATTAGAAGACTGGATAGGATACAAAATAGACGATAGAACTAAGTATGACCTTACTATTAGTTCTGGATTAGCTCTATTAGGAGCGCAAAAATCTAAAACTAAAAAGGCTTCGGACTTAACTGAAAAACAATTCTTTAGGAGATATCAAGTAATCGGATGATTTACTATATTTGCTAAATAGAAATACCATATCTTAAGGATGTACAATAACAACAATAAAAGTAAGCAAGGGTTTCCTAGTCCACTAGAGTCTACGGAGAAAAAGCAATCTAAAGAATATGGTATTCAATACGCAAGAGCTATTGAGTCTCAATGGGGAAAGACTACTGACGAATCTTCTTTAGTAGGTAAGCGAAACAGAATATTTGAGAAAGATAGAGATTATGCTATTGGAGTACAAGATACAAGTATATACAAGCAGTTATTAAACTCTCTTCAACCTAACAAAGCAGATGGAGCTTTATTGAACATGGATTACACTCCAGTTCCTATTCTGCCTAAGTTTGTTAGAATTGTAGTCAATAAGATCTTATCTGTAAACCCTTATCCTAATTTAGAGGCTGTAGACCCTTTGTCTTCTTCTGAAAAGAATGAAAAAAAGAAAAAGGTTTTAATGCAGGTTCAGTCTAAAAGTAAGTTAAAAGAACTTAAAGATAAGACAGGGGTTGTTTTAGATATGGATCCAGACTCTATTCCAGACACACCAGAAGAAGCGGAGATTTTATTTGACACCAACATTAAAAGCGACGGAGAGATTTCTGCTCAATTAGGTACAGAGCTTACTCTTACTTGGAATAATTTTGTTGACAATACATTCCGTAGATGCGTTAATGATCTAGCCACATTAGGTATGTCTGTAGTAAAAAGATCTAACGACCCTAATGAGGGTATTAAAACATCTTATGTAGATCCTTGCATGTTTATACATAGTCATACAGAAGATCCAAA